GACGGTGTTACAATTGCAAAGGAGATCGAGCTTGAGGACGCTGCCGAGAATATGGGCGCACAGCTCGTTCGCGAGGTTGCCACAAAGACTAACGATGCGGCAGGCGACGGTACAACCACCGCTACACTTCTTGCTCAGTCTCTTATCCGCGAGGGTATGAAGAACATTGCCGCAGGCGCTAACCCCATGGTTTTGCGCAAGGGTATCGCAAAGGCAGTTGACGCTGCTGTCAAGGCTCTCGTTGCTAACTCCAAGAAGGTAAACGGAACCGACGATATCGCGCGTGTAGGTACTATTTCCGCATCCGATGAGGTTATCGGTAATCTTATCGCCGACGCTATGGAAAAGGTAACCTCCGACGGTGTTATCACAGTTGAAGAATCCAAGAGCGCCGAGACCTACAGCGAAGTCGTTGAGGGTATGCAGTTCGACCGCGGTTACCTCTCTCCCTATATGGTAACAGACACAGACAAGATGGAAGCGGTTATCGACGATGCTTACATCCTTATCACAGATAAGAAGATATCCAACATTCAGGAAATTCTTCCCGTGCTTGAGCAGATCGTTCAGGCAGGCAAGAAGCTCGTTATTATCGCAGAGGACGTAGAGGGCGAGGCTCTTACAACACTCGTACTCAACAAGCTCCGCGGAACATTCGTATGCGTTGCCGTTAAGGCTCCCGGCTTCGGCGACAGAAGAAAGGAAATGCTCCGTGATATCGCTATCCTCACAGGCGGTACGGTAATTACCGAGGAGCTTGGACTTGAGCTTAAGGAAACACAGATCCCTCAGCTCGGACGCGCAAGACAGGTTAAGATCAACAAGGAAAATACAATAATCGTTGACGGAGCAGGAGATGCTTCCGAAATCAAGGCAAGAGTTGCTCAGATCCGTTCCGCTATGGAGACAACAACCTCCGAGTTCGACCGCGAGAAGCTACAGGAGCGTCTTGCTAAGATAGCAGGCGGTGTTGCCGTTATCAAGGTCGGTGCTGCTACAGAAACAGAAATGAAGGAAAAGAAGCTCCGCATCGAGGATGCTCTCAATGCTACAAAGGCAGCAGTTGAAGAGGGTATCGTTGCAGGCGGCGGTACAGCTTACATCAACGTAATCAAGGAAGTTGAAAAGCTTCTTGCTAATGTTGAAGGCGACGAAAAGACAGGTGTTGCTCTCGTTATCCGCGCGCTTGAAGCTCCTATGCGCCAGATAGCTGAAAACGCAGGCTTTGACGGCGGCGTTGTTATCGACAAGATCAAGTCCAGTGACAAGACAGGCTTCGGCTTCGATGCTTACAGCGAAAAGTATGTTGATATGCTTGAAGCAGGCATCGTGGATCCTACCAAGGTTACACGCTCCGCGCTTCAGAATGCGGCTTCCGTTGCGGCTACAGTTCTTACAACAGAAGCAGTAGTTTCCGAAAAGAAGGAAGAAAATCCCGCACCCGCTCCCGCTATGCCCGGCGGCGGAATGGGCGGAATGTATTGATCCGACCTGAAAATTAAATAAAGCCAAATTTATGGGGGCTGTCTCAAAATTTCATTTGAGACAGCCCCCTTTTTTAATGTGCAAGGTGATAGTCACATTCTTGCTCTGTTTGTTATTATAAATAAATTGATGCTGACGCATCATGAATTGGCTTCGCCATGATTTCTCGCTTCGTTCCATGAATTGAATTGCAATCAATGTGCCGTAAGGCACAATTCATGCCGCAGGCAATTCATGAAAGCAAAGCTTTCAATTCACGCAAGCGTATGCTTGCAATTCATTGGTGCTGTCTCAAATGAAATTTTGAGACAGCACCTTTTTTGTACCCAAAATGAGTTGGATTTTTGCTAAACTGAAATAGCGTAGAAGGAGGAAAATAATGGAATATAACAAGGAATACTGCAAAAAAATGCTCAATTTTTTCACATACGGAGACGGAAAGGCTCTGCCCTCGTTTCCCAAGTTCGCTTTTTCGATAGGGGCGCACACCGCAGACCTTGAAAGGTGGAGACAGGAAAACGGGGAGTTTGCGATGGCGTATGAAGAATGTGTGGCGCGCCTTTGCGATATGCTGACAGACGGAGCGCTTGTCAAGCGCTTTGACAGCTCCTTTGTTAAATTCTTGCTTTCCTCTAAATACGGCTTTTCCGAGAGCGAGGAGGAAGCGGGAGATGACACGCCATTTGAGGTAAAGATAACCGTTATGGGAACAGAAAAAAGGGAGGAGCTTGAAAATGGAAATAAAGATAACAAATAAACAGGAAAAATTTATTTCCGCTACGGCTACCGAGGTCCTCTTCGGAGGCGCGGCAGGCGGCGGCAAGTCATACGGTCAGCTTGTTGACGCTCTGCTTTATGCGCTGAAATATCCGAAATCCAAGCAGCTTATTCTCAGGCGCACCTTTTCGGAGCTTGAAAAATCTCTCATCCGTGTCAGTCTCTCGCTTTTTCCCCGTGAGATTTACACCTATAACTCTACCTGCCACGTAGGAAAATTCAAAAACGGAAGCATACTTGATTTTGGCTACTGTGCTACCGAAAATGACGTTTTCCAATATCAGAGCGCGGAGTACGATACAGTAAGATTTGACGAGCTTACTCACTTTACGGAATTTCAGTATCTCTATCTTATATCAAGAGTAAGAGGCGCAAACTCTAATCCGAAGCAGATAAAATCCTCAACAAATCCGGGCGGTATCGGGCACATGTGGGTGAAGGCTCGCTTCGTTGACCCCGCGCCGCCAAATACTGTATTTACAGCATCGGACGGAAGCCGACGGGTATTTATTCCGTCAAAAATAGACGACAATCTGTTTCTCTGCGAGAGCGACCCCGACTACAAGAAAAGACTTCTCTCGCTTCCCGAGTCACAGAGGAAGGCTCTGCTTTACGGAGACTGGAATATTTTTGAGGGGCAGTACTTTTCCGAGTTTGATTACGAAAAGCACACCTGCAACCCCTTCCCTATTCCGAAGGAATGGCGCAAATACCGCACGATAGACTACGGACTCGACAGGCTGGCTTGTCTCTGGATAGCCATAGACAGCGACAAAAACGCTTATGTCTACCGAGAGCTGTGCGAAAGCAATCTGATGATAAGCGATGCCTCTAAGAAGATAATAGATGCCACCCCTGCAGACGAAAGCATTTATGCCACCTTAGCGCCGCCCGACCTATGGAGCAGAAGCCAGGAGAGCGGCAGAAGCAAGGCGCTCATCTTTTCGGAAAACGGTCTGTATTTTACAAGGACCTCGAATGACCGTGAAACAGGCTGGTTATCTGTAAAGGAGCTTCTGAAAAGCGACTGCGAGGGACATACGAGGTTGAAAATTTTCCGCAACTGCACCGAGATAATAAAATGCCTGCCGATGCTCCAGATAGACACGCAAAGACCGACTGACACGGCAAACGAGCCGCACGAAATAACACACGCTCCCGATGCGTTAAGAGGCTTCGCTATTTTCTATTCGAGACCGAACGAATCGGAGAATACTCTCACCCGAACGCTCTGGACTCCCGATATGTGGCAGGACTATTATGCGGCGAGCGAGGAAGAAAAAATTTATTTGAAAAAGAAATACGGAGAACCATTATGAAAACTGTAACGAACGAAAACAGGCTTGCCTATTTCGACGCTCTTTTTGAAAGCGCAAAAAACGCGAGCAGCTCTCTTATAGATGCACATGAGAAAAACATGGCGCAATACAGAGGAAGCGACACGATAGACGGCTCAAGCGAAAGGGCAAGCTGTATAAGAAACATAACCTACGAGCTTATAGAGGCTCAGGTCTCCTCACACATTCCCGCACCGAAGGTAGAGGCGAGGGAATACAGTGAGAAAAGGGACAGGAATGCGAAATCTGTAGAAAAGCTCTGCGCTCAGATGCACGATCTGCTCCCGTTTGAAAAAATGAACGATATGGACGAGCGGTATACCTATATATACGGCTCAAGCATATGGTTCGTTGAGTGGGATAACTCACTCGAAACTCATAACGAGAAGGGCGGTGTAAGAGTCTCTCTGATAAACCCCTGCGACTTTTTCCCTCAGCCAAACATTTGCAATATAGATGAAATGGAGTATTGCTTTGTACGCTTCCACACCACAAAAAGCGAGCTTATAAGAAGATACGGAATATCCGAAAGCGAAGCCGAAAAGGCGGAGACAGAGGATGAAAACGAGCTGAGCGCGGGAGAGGATACGGTAACGCTTATACATTGCTTCTACAGAAACGGTGAAAATGCCGTATGTGAGTTTGCCTGGTCGGGAGACGTTATCCTTCTTGACATTGAGGACTTTTACAGACGCAAGAAATACACCTGTAAAAAGTGCGGAAGGGAGAGAGGTCTCTGCGAATGCCCTCAGGGAATGTTCGTCTCAGAGAATATCGACTATGAGGAATTGGACGAGGATATAGTGCGCAGCGACGGAAGTATCATCTGCGCAAAAACTCCGAGAATGAACGCTATAGGCGAGCTTCTCACGAAAAACGGAATTCCCTGCAAGGAAAGCGAGCTTTCAAGGGTAGATATGCGGAAAACGAGACTCCCTTATTACATACCCAAGCACTTCCCTATTGTAATAAGAAAGAACACCTCAAAGGACGGCTCGGTATTCGGTCAGAGCGACTGCGAATTCATAAGACCCCAACAGCAGCAGATTAACAAGCTCGAAAGCCGAATAATGCAGAAGCTGCTCCGTGCGGGCATTACCCCCATTGTTCCCGAGGATGCGCAAATAGCGCTCAACAACAGCGTATTCGGACAGGTAGTGAAGCTGAAGCCGGGCGAAAGCGTGGGAATGTACGGCACAATAGACACGACGCCCTCAATATCTCAGGACGTCTTGCAATCCGACCGTCTCTATGAGCATGCCAAGAGAATTATAGGTATTTCTGACACCTATATAGGTCTGAGCGATGACTCAGCCGTCTCGGGCAAGGCTAAGCAATTACAGGTCGAGCAGGCGGCGGGCAGACTTGAATCCAAGAGACGAATGAAGCATTCCGCGTATGCGGATATAGACCGCCTCATATTCGAATACTGCCTCGCATATGCCGACGAGCCTAAAATGATAGCCTACAAGGATGCCTACGGAAGAACACATAATGCCGAATTCAACCGCTATGATTTTATAGAATTCAATACGAAAAACGGCAGCTACTACTATGATGACGGATATCTGTTCTCTATCGATATGAACGACAGCGTGGAGCAGCAGAGAGAGGTCCTTTGGGAGAAAAATTTAGAAAACCTCAAGGCAGGCACGCTCGGAGACCCCTCGGAAACAATTACGCTTCTGCGCTA